TAAAGATTCCAGCTATTGTTAAAAATTCTAACAAGTCTCCCCCGAGGAGACTTGTTATAAAAACACCAATAGCATTCGTCTAAACAGACTCCTCGAAGGTTGCCCTACCTCATTGTAGGGGACACGACCGGACCGTGTCAGTTAAAGCATCCGCAGATGCAATATATCTTCCTCTCCAGGAATATTTTGTATTTTGTTCACCCCAAACTGGGCTATTCACTATTTTTTCACCCGTGAAATGGGTTAGTCGTTATTATAGGCGGCAACACTATGTTACTCTTTTAAACGCCGTCGCAATTGTCTACGAGACAACCGCGGCTGGAAGGTTGTAGGTGTACATGCGTGGTACCCCTGTGAAGAAAACTGGATTAAAATCAACACCTGCTCGCCAATAGATGTCCAACACCGGAAAATCATTCGACAGAGCATCTTTCTTCACAAAGCTCGTATCAATTCGAAATCCATCGTACATCTTCACACCATCCTCGCGAAATGGTGCTCCCCCTGGCAAAACATCTCGTGGCTCCACAGAGTAAAACCGTGCGATATTGTATTGGGGAATGACAGCACTCAAACCAGCTTGTGTTCGTGCATTTGTCAAAGACAGAGCACCCGTACCTGCAGCAACAATGGGAAAAGTATCACCTGGCACACTGGCAAGGCGACTGATTGCAGCTGACCCTGCAGATGCAGTTGTGGGCCAATAAGCTGTATTTGTGACAAAATTCCCTGCTCCAATCACGGGAGAATGATCAATTCGTGCAATGGTCTGAGCGGTAACCCCTTCCGGGCCACCCCCAGCACAAGACGTATTAACATCAACCACAACCGAACCACGGTAACCAACAAATGCATGCAAAACATAATTCAAGGGATGAACCTTGCAAAAGTTTACCTTTTTTGTCACAGCAGGCGCATACAACCCAAGGGCTTTCATATACGCATCATCATAACCATAGCCATACTGGGGAGGCAATCTTTGGAACATGTTGGTGGTGCGATACATTCCAGGAGGCAAAACAGTTCCACTTGTCAAACACAAACCCGCAGGTTGTGTAATGGAATGCGTAGAACGATGCAGCAACACACGCAAACTGCCCACACGCTCACCAACAGTGATCTCAGGCAGATGCTCAGCATAGCTCAAGCTCGAACCATCAACTGGACCCGTGGAAATTGGACCAGACTCCACACCAGACTGAACGAAATTCATCGATAGATTCTGGGGTAAAGCACGAGGTGCGGCAAATTGCATATCCGGACGAGCATATGAAAAAATCAAAACATCCACCTCGGGATCAGCTGCAGGACCAGTCAAAACATTTAGCACTGAAATTGTAATGGTCCCATTGTAATCTTTCCCATAGTAATCAACATATCCATCCGTAATCATGTTGTTGCCATGCGTGGTCGTTCCCAACCAAGGTTGATTGGATTTGTAAGGCACTTCAAATTCAAATTCGTCATTTTCCGTCGACAGATCAATGATCTTTGTAAACACTGTCGTTTCAGCACCAGAAGGCAAACAAGTGCCAGCGGGATCCCAATTGATCATGATGCGACCACGATGGAATGGCGATTTCACAATCTTGATCTTGTACACCATAGTACCATGCCAAAATCGGAACATTCGCCCCACAAAACTCGCGGGTGTGTGATAGACAAAAGTTTGTTGATTGCCAGGAGATTCGAGCTTACAGCAAGGTGTTACCCCAACTGTCGCAAGAACATCTCCAGCTACACGTGCTCCTGTCCACATCTTCTCCATAATATAGCTCTCTCTCTGAACCAAATATGGGATTGCCAATTCATCTTCTCCATTCGCGCCAGCTACCCTGTTGTCAATCGTCACTTGATTGTTGGGATCCAGAGCAAGCACATCCGTAGCAACACTCGTCTCCACATTTGCCAGTGAATGAAAAGCCACATTACGCACTGCATGCACAGGTGCAAGAACGGGAGGATTTGAGTAACCAAATAATTTGGAAACCGAAGCTACAGCAGTAGCTCCAACCTGAATAGCACGTGCAAAGGGACCAATTCGTGGAATATTGGTAAAGAATGAAGCGGCACTTGCCACCGCTGTTGAAGGACCCGAAATACTGCCTGACTGCAGAATATTCTTGGTTGTGGGCCCAGAAATGACAACATCCTCAGCATGAGCATACGTTGTGATGGTGATCCCACCACCTGCAACTCCATTTGCAGAACGCAACTGCGAGTACAAAATGTAGTACAACCGACCCATCTGCTCAAACTCAGCCGTATTGGTAGTGTCCAACCAATTCATTGGCCAAATGAAAGGCAGAGTCAACGTGACCGATGATTCACTTTGAGGTTGAATGTACACTCCGGGCAATTGTGACAATGGAACTTGATCCATAATCGACAACGGCCCAAACTTCCCTGATGTCATGGGGTCGTAACATGCACGCATCAAACCATAATAAAATGGTGAAGCATTAAATCGAAAAGTCAATACAAGATTGCAATTGATCCGCGAATAATTCGCGAGCTTCCGTGAAATGTACACATTGCGGAAAAACAACTTCCATGGTTGGATGACATGTGGTGCAAGATCAAAAGTATCTGACTCCGACCATGTGAATGTGTCAATAATCACAGGTCGTTTCAGATACCCGGCTAAATCAGCCATCTCATCAGAATCTTCTCGATATGAAGCATCCGCAATTGGAGCTATCACATCCACCATTGGCGCATGAGCATCCTCAAAAGTAACATTCTCTTGGACGCTTGATACAGCACTCATTTCTACTGCGCCTGGCACACTTTCAGCTTGAACTTTGTTGTTATCCTCCTTCAATAAGAGGTCGGTGGCGAGGAAACACCAATCCGACTCAATTTTGTCAAAACTTGTTTGTTGTGTATTGTTTGTTCATATGTAAGAGAGTGGTATAGAACCATATCCACTCAATTGTTTTGGCGGCAGACCTCCCCTAGTCAATCCCTAAAAAGGGATTAGTGCAAGGCACTAGGGATGACAGCGCAGCAATACTCCTTTTTGCCAATCGGAGCAAGATCACACGCTGCCTGCAGGATGCTTTCCCCACGAAAAGTGGGCAAGGATGACTGCAAATCCTTGTGTGTGTTGGAAGTGTAATTCTCAACACGTTCATCATAAGTACTAAACACTCCCTTACGAATAAACGGTTGCAAATGACATTCCTTCACAATTGTCTTCATCTTCTCCATATTTACGTCATACACTTGACGCCCATACTGGAAAAACTCAGACGCAGCACTATCCATCGCAGCTGCTGACTGCGCTTGTGGACAAATAGAGTCACTACGAACACACATAGTCAACATCTTATCCAACGAAGACCAATCAAGTGGACACATCCACATGTTGGTATCTTTCGACCACACCCACTTCCGTTTCAAAAAAGAAACCTCATCAATGTTGATAAACGGAATAGATGCAGTATGCTTGTCGGCCATAGTGTACACAATCCCAAACTTGGCTAAAGTATTGGAAATGGCGGTGTGGTTGAACCAGTCCACACCAGATCCCATAGCGTTGTCATCGCCATAGGTGATCAGAGACACATGCTTCTTGAAATCCTTAACATCAGCTTTACCTTGTCCAAGCATCTGAAAGCACAACCTCATGTACAGGCTATTCACAATGCAATTGATGATCACAGTCAAGGGTTGCCCCGAGGGATTCGAACCAATCAACATCAGCAGGTCACCTTGGAAGTACACGATAGCATAAGCAATATCTTCACCCATTGCAGCTACCGCCAACAAATGTTTTTCACTCCATCCAGCAGCGGCCAACACACGGGTAATTGCATGAAATGCAAACAGAATCATCACTGGTTCCATTCGCTTATCATACTTTCCGTAGTCCCCTGCGATCAAACGATCCAAACCATGTTGAGTCAAGTGTGTACGCAAAGTGCCCCACATCTCTGAAGAGCAATTCAACCCTGGTGCTCCTTCAAACACCAAGGGGTTCTTTTGGAAGAGACGAATAAACGTCAACAAGTACTTGCGGATAACGAGTGCCACCTCAGCATTCATCATCTGGAAAATACGAGTCTTTTCAATCGCCACCTTTTCCAAGGGTGTCGGCTCATCTTTCAGAGCAGCAATGAACACAGCCATCGCTCTTTCCCCACGAAGGTAACAGTCTTCAGCAGCATGAGCACGAGCCATCACTTCTGGTGTATACATCTTTGGATCACTCCAAATATCTTCACCATCAGTATCGACTAGATACAGTTGCTTCGACTTGCGGTAGGGATATCCCATACTTGTATTGCGATTGATCTTATCAATGAACTTCACACCCGGAAATCCATTCATAGCCGTCTTGTCGTCCAGAATAATCAGCTCAGAGAGCTGTTCCTTTGGAATGGCCGCGAGAATATCTGCAACATAAGCATCAGTACACTCCTCCACCAAGTGCCTGGGAAGCTTGTACTTCATGGTGAGAGTATCCATGATTCCTTTCTCCCATGGACCTTTCCCCTTGAGGGCAGGGGGAGCACATCTCTTGACAAAGCCTTGAGCTTGAGCCTGCTCACTAATAAAAGTGGGCTGCACTTTACTCTTTGGTGCAGCACGAAAAGCAGAACCAACAGCAGAACCAAACACCTCTGCAGTTCCTTCAGAAGCCCAACGGAAAACACTTTTTTCATGAAGTGGACCATATTCCTCTACGACTTCCATTTTACCATCTTGGACTTGAGAACCAAAGTGAGACATCCCTTCAAGAATTTCAGGACGAAACAATGGGACTGAGCCCGAATAGCGACTTGCAGCCAGCAGCATGTGCAGACCAAGGATCACAGGACCACGTCCTGTCTGACACAACAGGGGAGAACCACAATCACCAGCTTGAGTAAGACCAGCGACTTGATCACCCGACCAAAGAGCCCAATCTTTCTCAAATGGTGCTGGACAATACAGTGTTCGTTTGCACACATCAACAAGAGGAAGAGGTTTCATTACACCTGACAAGTCACGTGTCAAAAGTGTTCCTGTCAAACACATCCCCTGACATTCGCTCTCCATGAATAAATCCTTCAGGTGTGCCAAAGGTGGACGTGTTGCAGTCCAGAAAAAGACAAGATCCTTAGCTGGCATTCGGTACAAATCCTTCTCATCTAAGGCAAAGTACGTGTTGCGATTGATTTGACCAGGGGCGTTCTCCACAATCATGTTGCACCCAGTAACCGTAGGGGGAATAACATGGTTGCCAGTGATCCAAACATGACCACCAACACACAAAGCAACACCATTGGTATGATCAAGTGATCCAGACATATTATTGTAGTCAAACTGGACTTTAACAACGTTATCATAGACACGCTTAAGGACATTAGCATGATCCAACATGCTCCATCCAACAGTCTTTGGGCCAACATGAAAGCTGCTCAGCCGAAATTCCTCCTTCTGCCAAGGATTAGACTCATCATCTTTGGTGAAATTTGACGGTCGAGTGCCTGGCTCGGCTTGCACCGAAGAACAACCCTTCAACAAGGAAGAAACAACTTTATAGCCAATAAGGAAGCCAGCACCAAAGGACAACACTTCTAACACCGCAAGCAAGTTGCAACACTTCTCAGACACTTTAGTCCATGTGGCACTCACCACCTTTCCAATGCGTTTGAATTCAGCAATTGCTCGCTTCTTGCAGTACAACAACGTGTACTTTGTGAGAACACAACCAAGCTTACCCATACAGGTTTGGTAGAATTCAGAGGACGTCGACACAACAGTGTTGAACCCAACTTGGGCAAGTCTACCCGTCACATGAGCCCAAAACACTGTGTTATCCACCATGCATTCAGCTTGAATCCGCATCTTCTGACCAATCGACAACTTAATGTCATCATCAGACACATCATACAGCGAATCAACATAACGCTCGGTTTCAATGTTATCTTCATCCAAAGCATCGCGCCAAGACAAAATCTCAGCTGCCTCACCAGCGTTGATACCTTGGGAATGGGTAGTGGTGAACATGACACGTGCAATCTCAGCTTGAGTTGTAGCACATTCGTAAAACTCCTTTGCGAGTTCTCGTTGTTTGTCAGTCGCAGCAGTAACTGTCTGCCGACCAGCTTGAATGGCATCAACTTCCTGTTCCTTTTCACACCGACACAGTGACATAGGCATGCCACATGCACAGTAATCGACATTATACATCATCTTGTTGCTCACCATAACCTTGTCTTGAATGCGTGTATGGTTGTCAGTAGCAGCATTCATCCACTGCAACAACTTAGCAAGCGACGAACCTTCTTCGTCATCAACAAAGTCGAAGATCTTCTCCAACTGAGGGGAACCATACCCAGAGAAAACAGTGCCAGTTTTCTGGCTCGGCACTGAAATCACACGATGAATACTGAAGTCCCAAAGATCAGGAAATTCACCCACTTGACATGAGGGAACAACCTTACCATTCAGGAAACCATTGCTATCCTTGTATTTCTCTTTTGGTTCAACATGAACCACAAAAGGGAAACGACGACGCATGGCCAAAGGACACTTGAAATACGCTGTTGCGTTCAATTCAACTGTATTCGTGGAACCCAAAACCAATTGTGGATGAAGAGGACAGCGTCCTTTTTCTTCCAAACTAGCCATGGGTGGACAGAAAGAAACATTGTTGCAGAGTTGAATGATATCTGCAATTGAAGGATCCAATTGACCAGTGGTTGGTTTGAGGAAAGCGCAATCATCGATGATGATGGTATGCACTTGGGAGGTGACACCTGAATAAAATGCGTCTGTAGGCGTACGAGTCCAAAAACACTCGGGTGAGAGACTCAAACCCTTATATTTGGCGTGGTGAATGCCAAGCAAGTCAATGACAGAAGACTTACCCACACTCGAATCACCTTCCACCATAATACACAGTGGGGCACGACGTGGTGCACGAGCCATGACAGTTGTCAAATACTCCGCTTCAATCGTCTTGGCCTCATTGAGAAAGAGCGCCAAATTCTTCTTCTCATCCTTGGTTGCCCATTTCACCATTTGTTCGCCATCAACAACGACGCTATGCAACTCATGTGCGAACTGTGACAAATCAATTTTTGTTGCTTCTGCAGGCAAAGATACTACCTTCGCTTGCTGCTTGACAGTAAAAAATCGTGTTACCCACTGCTCGTAGTTGCGAGCATTGTGAAGAAAGGGCGAAAACGACTTCATGTGGACTGCTTGAATGGCTCTCTCAGCAAACCACACAACAGTATCAACCACTGTGATAATAAAATCAGGGAGTGATGTGAAAGCCATCTTCTTTGACTTGTCGGAAATAACCTCCAAGTTGAGATGTTTGTAAGGAATGTTGAACTTGTCACACAAACCAAAACTGAAGAAGTAACAACACAGTGTTTTCAACTTCTGGACAGATGCACACTTGGTGACATCTTTTGCTCCATCAACGAGCTTCCGTGCTCCTTCAACAATCCAGTGAAACTGTGAGAATGAATCATCTTCAGATTCCTCTTCAGTTCCACCAGCTTGTACAGAGGAATGTGTCTTACTCCACTCGGGTCCAAATCCGGTGGAGAGTTTGAGCAAATGCATGAGCCATACTTCCAAATCCAAGGACAGCATGATCACAGAATTGCCCGTAAGCATTTTGTATGCGGCAACAAAGGAGATCAAGATATCACTCCAACAGGTTGCCTTCTTCCACATATGCATGATTATGGGGAAAGCCTCAAGAACCACAAGCGCTTTACTTGCATATTTCTTTGCTTTGTCTTGATTGTCATCAGACCACAGCTTGTCAACAACGACTTTAGTGACCATGGATTTCAGCAGATCCATGCCACCTTGAACTGTGTTCCTGGCTCCGAAAGCGATGCAAGCATCAACTTGTTCGCCAATGCGCAACCACAAAATCTCATTCTTTGTGCGAATGCGCAGCTTTTCTTGACCTTCATAGTCAAGAAGACCTCGTTTACGAGGCATTACACTTAGTTCAGCAACCAAAAGGCTACGTAACTCTTCTTGATCGACCATCTCATCAAGGATATGGTGAACGACTAAATTAATGTCGTGAGGCAAAACTTCAGCAGTACTGCTGCTTGAAGTATAAGAGGAAAAAAGTTGGGTAGTAGTCATATTTGATGGGTATATGATTTGGTTTGTGTCTGATTCTTAAATACAATTTAACCCATTGCTGGGGGTCTGGGACCCACTCCCATAGTGACTCTTGGGTCTTTTACCTAGAGCGATAGTTCTTCAAACTCTACAAAATTCAGTGAATTCCTAAAGAGACAGATTGCAAAAGTGGCAACATTTCCACTCTTGTGTCTCGCATCCTGAGATAAAATCATCAGGTGGACGTACTAAAATAACGTGTGTACCAGCATAAAATGCCTTGCAGTGACGTTACCGAAGTAGCACTAAAATAATGTAATTCGACAAAACGACTTTCTCGAACAGAATCAAATTTTTTGTATAAACGATATGTTTTTTGCTTTTTATT